ATTAATTCGTTATAAAAAGGTGGGCGGGTAAAAACATTTTGGTCTCCCTAAAAATATTTTTGTCTGCGCGCTTGTTGATTTAGCGCTGTTGCCTACCTCTATTTTTCCAACTGTAGCTGTGTTCTTCCTTGTTGTGACACTCGTAACAGATTGATTCTAAGTTATTTAAATCAAGTCTATGTTTCCATCCGTTTGGACTTCTTAATTCTATCTTATGGTGAACCATGCTAGCGTTGGTGTACTTGCCTTGTGCCAAGCATACCTCGCATAGTGGTTGCTCCATTAGCTTAGCTTTACGTGCGTTCCTCCATTGGGTTGAATGATAGAATGTACTGTACTTCTTGTTGTCTTCGTTGTATCTTACGTGCTTATTGTACTGGCTATTGTTATACCCTTGATGTGCGTCACAGTAGCGCTCAGGTAGCGTGACATATGCGCGACATGAAGCCACTGCACACTTACGTTTAGGCATGGTACTTACTCCTTTCTACTATTATATAGAAGAAAAGACCACTGTTATTTAGTGGTCTTCTTTGCTTTAACAACAATCTTGTCCGTTGGTTGTTCTACACTTACTGATTCAGGTAGCTTTGATGGTTGATGTTTAGCACAGTATTGTGCTGGTAGCTTAACGGTTTCGTTACAGCCTGAGTGATTGCAATACATAAACGGCAAATGAAGCACCTCCTTTCAAATATATTTAAACGTGTATCCACCAGTGTGTTTGTATCTATCTTTTAGAACATGTGTAATGTTTGAATGATTTAAACCTAATTGTCTAGCGCATTCTTTAGTACTATTGAATTGTTTAGATTCACCAGTTTTTAGATTAGTGGCAATGATGGGAATGCTTTTAGCTTTAGCCATTCTTTCATTATTTGTTCCATAATTGGCATTTTCTAATCTAGTCATCCAGTTCAAATTATCAACACTATTATTAGTTTTATCTTCATCTATATGATTAACTTCAGGTTTATTATCAGTATTAGGAATAAACGCTTCTGCTACTAGACGGTGAACGAATTTACTTTTCATTCCAGATTCATTATATAGGTTAACTCTATGATATCCAGATTTGTTCAATGCGTGTTTCAACACCTTATTTGTAACTTTGTTTCTCACTCTTCCAAGACTACTCACTTGATATTTATCCTCATAGTCTTTAACGTCAGTCCACTCTTCAGGCATTAGATTCCCACCTCCTTTAGTTTACTATTGATATCATATAAGTCATTCATTACTCTTGCATATGCTTCTGCATGTTGCATATATTGAGCGTCATACATTGGGAGACCAGTTGTCAGTTCGTCACGTCTAGCAACTAAGCGAGCAATCTCTGCTAATGTTAGCTTTGTTGGTTCAATGATTGGTTCGTCCATACTCATTCCTCCTAGAAGTTGTAGTCTTGCTTCTTACGTACAATCATATCATGACTCTTTACTATCTTAATAGCTTCTTCAAGGGTTGGCTCTTTATTGGATTTAGATGCTTCTAGTTTACGATACTCTTTTAATAAATCTGTTTTATTGAGTGCCAGTAATTGTTTGTCTGTCTTCATTTACCATTACCTCCTAATAACCAGCTCCATACAATAACCAGTTGTGCAATGGCAAAGCCCCAATCACCTTGCTGGAATAATTGATATGGTAACTTCATACCTAAATAGATAGCAATGTAACCGAAACCAATGATAATCAAAAGACTTAATATGATTGATAAAATAGTGGTCAATGTGTCTTTCATCATATCTCCTCCTTCTCTTTGTATCTATTATATCATAGATAAGGGATACTGTGTTGGTTAAGTAAACCAGTTATTAGTGACAAAAAGTCAGCCTAAAATGGTCATTTTGTCACTAAATGGCTTGTTTTTGTCATCGTTTTGTCACTACTTTTTACACCTAAAATCGCTGTAACCCTTGTTATATCTACATTCTTATTTTTATAATGACAAAATGACAAAATATTTTATAGTTAATACTAAAAAAGTAAATAATATGCGTATTAGCATATATTATATATTATATATAAAGAGTATGGCACTTTTTTTGTCATTTTGTCACTAAACTGGTCTCTTCCCTAGAGTATCAAGGGATACAGCGATTTTGAAAAAGTCATTTCTATGTCATATAGTGACAAAAACACAAAATTAGTGACATTTTTAATCTTTTCCATTGACAATGGTTTCTCAATAGAATATACTTAACTTAGAAACAAAGAGGAGGAATAAAACATGTTTACAAAAGAAGATATTTTAGAATATACACAAGAATTGAGTGAAATTTTTGCACAACGTGACAACACAACTTACTTAGATTGTGAAGCTACATTTATTTGGTTAATGAATAACCGCAAAGACTTAATTGAAAACTCACTAAAAATTGGTGAACTTACAGAAGAACAATTTATTGAGATTGAGAATGTATTTGATAAATTAGTAGCAGAATTACAAACACTAGCTATTAAAGCACGTGACAATTTTAATAACGGAGGAAAATAACATGAGAGAGGGACAAGTAGAAGTATTCTATAAAATAAATAATAACTGGATAAGTTATGGGTTATATCTAATGTGTCCAGATAAATGTAGAAGAATTGTTGAATCACAAAGTGATATTAAAATAATTGATTTTTATAATAATATTTATCAACAACACAGTTGACACTGGTTTCTATGCATGATATAATTAGTTCATAAATAAGAGGAGGAAAAAACAATGACAACAATGACACATGAAAAATACAACGAACTACAAAAGAAAATGGACAAACTAGCGAGCGACTTCGTAGACGAAATGGCAGAAATTGAGAGCAATGAAGATCTTGATATGACTTTAGAATGGCTAGACGATCAAATGGACGATATTTTCAAATGGGCAAACACAGATGATGAAAAAGTTCTAGCTGAGTTACATGCTGACTATGATAAATTAAGTGAGATGTTAGAATGTTAAGCAAATACTACACAGAAATCATGAAAATACAACTTAGAGAGTTTAAACGACTCTCTAAGTCTCATGATAAGGCAATAGATCAATTGATGAAGATGAACGATCTAGACAACATGCAGAGTCACACAACGCAACGTTACTGGCAAACACACAACAAAATAGAGCAATGCGAAAAAGAAATGCGTATCATAATCAAAGAGTTAAACGAGTTGAATGAACGCTTTCATTGGTTAGATCACTTGCACCAAGAACGCTTTCATTTTCTCACTAAAGACGAAGAATTATTGCAGAAAATTATTGCACTGATGGACATTTATAATTAAGGAGATTTAAACATGAAAAATGAAATTATCTACACAGCAGAATATATAGAATGGACAAAAGGACAATGTAAGAAATGCAAAGGAATTAAGTATTGGAACGCATACTATCGTCCAGACAATCATTTATGTGATGATTGTCTCTCACCAACTGGAATGTACTACGATTTAACAGATGAGCAAGCCCAAAAGATTGAACATGAAATTGCTTGGATTGTGAGCGATAGAATAAGAGATATTAAAAATGAATTTTATTATGATTTTCACGCAGTACAATTTGTACTACAACCATTTTTTGAACACACTAAATTTAAAGTGTTTGGTGAGAAGCAAACTTACACAAAATCTGAATTTATTGAAAAGTTCAAAGATATGGAAGTTACTAGCGTTGTTCCTATAAACAATGAGTTTATTCTAAAATTACAACACAGAGCATGGTCTTTATAACGGAGGTGAAACAATGACAACTTTTATCATACTGGCTAGGCGTAACGGTCAGAACTACCAGTTGACCTACCTAGCTGAAACAATGAGGGACGCTATCAACGAATTTAGGTTAACATATCCCAAGAAACACTATAAAATTATTGACTGTAAAGAAGCTACAGTAAGAATAAAATAAGGGGTGAAACAATGCTAATTAAACTTATAAAATGTTTACTGGTCACAATCTTAATATTCATTGGCGTTTTTATACTAGCTTTTATCATAGAAATATTAAAAAATATACTTGGTGAAACTGCTGTAATGTTAATATTCTTTAGTATAGTGATTTTTGGTGCTGTATATGGTTTAGTTTGGACTACATTATTTTAAAAGGGGTTAATCACACTAACAAAACGTAAATTTAGTAGTGTAATCATAACAGAGGAGGAAATAAAAATGTGGAACGCAAAAGAAGGACAAATATATGTTTGTACAAAGTCTGATAAACCATGGTGGACGACAGGAAAAGAGTATAAGGTAATATCAAACAGCTATGACGAACTTTGTTTAGTTGATAATGATAACGATAAATGGGTAATTGATTATCTAAATAATAGAAAGGATTGTCAATTTAAAGTAAAAGAGACACAATCAAAAGCAGACACTGAGAAACACACGTATACCGCCTTTGACGTTAATAAAGTCATTCTCAGAGCCTATAACATGTATAACAATGACGCACAACGCTTGACATTTATCAAAGGGTATTTTGCGAAATAAAGAGAGGATGACAAACTAATGTTTAAAATAGTAGTAACAAAATATAATGCTGGTGAAGGTATAGAAGTAACTGAAATTAATTATGTTGATAAATACTGGTTTAGTAATGACTATTTAATTTTAGAGGATAATACCAATCAAGTAAAAACATATATTCAAAACGAACAGATATTAGAATTTGAGGTGTATTATGAATAAAACGAATGAACTAATCACTTTAACCAGAATTGATGAAACCACAGTATATGTAAACATTAATCACATTGCAGCATTCTATCACAACAAAGCTTGGGAATACACGATTGTCATAATATCAGACGGCACTCAATTAGACGTGAAAGATTCAGTGGAATCAATTGCTGAATATTTTTAGTCAAAAGTATAGCACAAATGAAAATTTTGTGCTATACTTAGTACATATCAGATGAGGGAGGATAAAAAAGAATGAATGAACTAAAGAAAATAGATTATTCAGCACCAGTTGAGGAATTACTACCTGTTTCAAATAAAAACTTTCCAAGTGAGGAATTTGTGGACTTCAATTCAGAAGTAGGAAGAATGTACTACGGTGGCAAAGACGGCACTCAAGCCAAATTTGAGATTCAACAGGAATTATTTATTGATAAATTTAACCAGCTAGCCTATGTGTACGCCCACCCTAATTTAAACGCTCCATACGTCTACAACGCAGACACACGTATCTGGTCTGAGGTAAACCTAGGTAGTTACAAATATTCAGATTGGTACTTTGAAAATATTTTAGCGCCAAAATTTACACCACAATTTAGAAACCCAGAGTTTGGGAATGAAATTCGCAAAGAAATGAAGAAATTAGCTCCTGAGTTAGCTAATCGCTCCATGACACGTGGAGAACATGCACCACTAGGTGACAACCCTAACCCAAACATTATTGCCTTTGAAAATGGGACATATGACTTTAAGACAAATGACATTAGAGAGACTAGGTTAGAAGATTATCATACCCTTCAACTACCTTATCCGTTAATTAAAACAGATGAGACAGATGAATTACTAGCTAAACAATGGATTGACTATCTACTAAAAGACCAAGCTCAGACATTATATGAGTACATTGGTTACATGTATTATAGAGAGTACAAATATCAATCTATTTTATACCTCTTAGGTAATGGGTCAAATGGTAAGTCTTATGTAGGTGGTTTTATTATGAACAAATTAATTGGGTTCAAAAATAGCTCAGCAGTTGGTCTAGACAGCTTAGCAGATAAAAACAATCGTTTTGACAAAGCTTCATTACACCATAAATTACTGAACTTTGAAGCGGATTCAAGCGCCAACTTTGTGAAGGGTACTGAGACACTGAAAAAACTTTCAGGAGGTCTTGATGCCGTTCATGCAGAGAAAAAAGGAAAAGATGCATTTAGTTTTACCAACTATGCGAAATTAATGTTCTCCATGAATGAGTTACCAGCCTTTAACGACCGCACAAACGGATGGTATAGACGTATTCTAATTCTAAACTTCAACACCAATCTTGACACACCAGAAGCACGTGAGCGCATTAATGAGTTTAACAAACAACGTGAAGAACGGGAGTCAAAAGAGCAGTTAGGTAAGTTTGCATGGTTCTGTATTCAACAGTTCAAAAAGATTTTAGACGCAGGCACAAATGGTGAAAACCCATTCACAGAAACAGAAGATATGATTGCATTCAAGAAAGCTTACATTGAATCAAATGACCCATCTAAAGAGTTTTTGAGTGAAGTACCTGTAATTGTAGAGGATGAAGAAGGCACTGTTAACCTAACACTATTGAAGAATATTTTTAATGTGTACACGAAAGAGAATAATATTAATAAATCAATGAACTGGCGTACCATGAAAGAATTATTACTTAAACAAGGTTTTGAAGAAAAACGGACAAGTAAAGCACGTGTACTCACTGGTCTAAAGATTGCACGCAATGGAGACAATGAGTCGATCAGACCATATTTAATGAACGCATTAGCAGGGACAGAGTACGTGAACATTTTTAACGATATCCAGTAGGAGGAATAGGAATGAATAAATATTTAATTTACACAACTAATTCAACAGAACCATTTGTAGTAGAAACTGAGGAAGATTTGATTGAAGCATTTGCACGTACAATAAATTTAGGAGAAGCAACAATGTTTATTGAACACGAAAAAGACCTAGTGGGAATGGGAACATATAAATATTATGTCATGATGAATGTTAACAATATTGTATCAATCACAAGGTCAGATAAACTTTAATATTTTTTAAAGAAAGTTGACATTATCTGTTGACTTTCTTTTTTTATCATGGTATTATTAATTCATAGAGAGGGAGGAATTAAAAATGACATTTATGATGATGGGGTTATTATTTATTGGAGTAGTAATTTACGGAGCTGGAGTACTTATACACTGGTTAGAAGAAGGAGGATATTAAGATGTATACTGTTGGTAGACATTCAGAGCACACGTATGCCATAGAAGTATTGAACGATAAAGGAGAATGGGTAAGGGATATGTACGATGTACCTATAGATGTATATAGCATAAAGAAGCTGGCTCAACATTATAAATTACGAGGATATACACTAAAACAAGTTAGAATAGTGAAGGTGATTTAAGATGGATAAATTGAATTACACAAAAGAACTAACCACAATAATTGATGATAAAGTACGGGTTTCAACGTGTACTAATGATCGTTATATTTATATTAGAGTAATAGACAATTATGAAGATAATGCTGTTGTAGCGCTAACTCTAAAAGAGGCACAACGTGTAAAACGCTACTTAGAAGACGCCATTACAACTAACATTATAAATTGGGATGAAGAATGATGTTAACAGTAGGTGCATTTTTAAGTTACGCTATACCAGACAACATGAGAATAGGTGTATATGAGGAATCAAGTGATAAATACGATGGTCTTTACGATGTATTATCATGTGGTGCTAAGTTTGGAAATAGAAGACTGATTTCGTTTGATATCATGAGTGGATATTTACTAATAGAATTAGAGGAGGAAACCGATGAAGGAATCACAGTTTAGTAAAGAAGTGGTAAAATATTTGAAAGAAAAAGGCGCATTAGTCAACGTAAACACCGCAAACATGTTTGATAAAGTGGGCAGAAGTGATGTGGAATGTTGCTATAAAGGCTACTGGATTAGCTTAGAATTAAAAGTAGGTAACTATCAGCCAGATCCATTACAAGTAAGCTATCTGCAGAAAGTACGTGACGCTGGCGGATTTGGATTGATTTTACGAGATACACTTCAAGAACTGATGGTTTTATTATCATGTATTGACAATGGTATTGAAAGACAATACAAACAACCAGAATTACCAGAAATTAAAGTGGAGGAGATTGAGTATGATTAATTTACGAGACTTTTTAAATTGTGTGGATATTGATGAGGTGGTTATTGAAATAAATAGGAATGGTTTTTATGGAAAAGAACTTTATCAATATTATTATCTAAGTGAGATTAATACAATGAAAATATCAAAACTTTATGTAAACCCAAATGATATGATAACGGCGGTGATTCATTTTGATTAAAGAATATTTAATGACGTATGAAAAGACGAGCTATGATGGAAGGCATGTTGAGAAAACTAGTCATCAAATACGAATACCAGCACTAACGCTTTTTGACGCTGTGGATTACGCTCATAATACGCTAGAATTAGAAGAGATTACGGAGGTATATGAAGCATGATTAAACAAACAGGAGGTTACATTTTTGAATATGCAAAATAAAATAGGTAAAGTAGAGCTTCTTCCACATCAAGTGGAAGCTATTGAATTATCTGATAAAAAGAATTTTGACTTATCGTCCGCTGGAACTGGAAAAACGTACTCAGCATTAGGAGCTTATTTGAAAAGTGGATGTAGTAAATTATTAGTAGTCTGCTTAGCACCAAAAGTATCTGACTTTGCAGAAGATGGTCAATTAATGGGAATTACAATTACTCCTTTAAACAAAGGAACTACTAAAAATAAAGAGTTGTTAGCTGAATCAGATAGAGTTGCAATCAGTTTTGAAAGTAGTTGGCGCTTAACTGAATTGACAAAATGGGTTAACAACGCTACTTATATTTTAATTGATGAGAGTCATAAAGTGTCAGTACCCACATCAAAAGTGACTAAGTTCATGATGAATTTATGTAAAAAGACCACCCATGTTAGATTATTAACTGCAACACCAGTAGCAAACGGAAAACTAGAAAACTATTATAGTCAACTCCACATGTTAAATGTGTTCCGCAAGCCAAAAAAAGAGTTCTATGAGTTATTCGTAACTGAACGTATGCAACAGATGGGGTCAGCTAGATTCATGCAGATAATTGGATATCGCAATGAACACTTATTGAAGCAAATGATTGATGAAGTGAGTGTTAGGTATGAACGTGATAAGCCATATATGCCACAAGATTTTTATTATAAGACCAAAAAACCTGCGTTTTATAATAAATTAAAGAAAGTTAGAATGTACAAAGACGACCTAGATAATATTATTGAGCTAGACAATAGTAGTAAATTATTTAACGCATTACGTCAAGTATCACATGGTTTTCTTAAAGGTGTACACAAACAGGTGTCTAAAGAACCATTTGAGCGTTTACAAGCAGTATTAGAAGAGTACAGTGGTGAAAGAATTGTCATATTTTATAATTACAACGCAGAGTTTTATATGATTTCAGAATTGTTGAATAAACTAAAAAGACCATATAGTAGTTATAACGGAACGAATAAAGATTTGACTAATTTCAAAGACTATGACAATGGAGTGGTTTTGGCTCAATATAAGAGTGCTAGCACAGGCATTAATAGCTTGAAAATAGCTAGTGTATGCGTATTCAATTCTATGCCTCTAAGTTCCACAGACTATATTCAGGCAAAAGCCAGAGTTGATAGATTTGGACAGGAGCGTACACCTAATTTTATCCACATTATTCCAGATACACAAATTGAAAAAAAGATTTTTGATACAGTGACAAACGGAAAAGACTTCACAAATGAGATGATTGAGGAGAGTGTGAAATAAAATAAAAATAAATATGCCAAACTAGTTGACACCCCTTAAATGGGGTGTTATACTTAGTACATAAATAAGAGGAGGAAGTAAAATGAATTACAATACATTTAAAGACCCACACCCAAATTCAAGATACAAAATAACTGGATTTGTAACTAATGTACCGCAAGAATTAACATTCTATGTAAATGTACATGGGTCACAACTTGCAGAAATTGAGAAAAAAATTGCAGAGGCAAGACCTCAAGTTGTTGACGGAGCATTTAAGCAATACACAGTAGGAAACCCAAGGTTAAGAGTTGATACAGAAGAGGGTTACACAATATTCTTAAAAGACATTACAGCATATAAGATTGAGAGGTATTAATAAATGAAACAACTAAGACTAAAGAAAAACGGTAAAGCTCCACTAGTGGCTGGAGCGTTTGACGGAGAATCAGAAGAGTTAATTCAAAAATGGATACAAGAAGGTGGCAACGTTGGTACACTTACTGGATCAAAAAGTGGTATTGCAGTAATTGATATTGACAATCATAACGGAGTTGATGGTCTTGGCAACTTGAAAAATTTCTTAGAAATGTATGACATCACTTTACCAAAAACCAAAGTTGTTAGGACTCCAAGTGGTGGACTACACTACTACTTTAAGTTAGATGATAAATATAATGACACGCAATTCATTCAAAACCACTCACAACTAGAGGGCGTTGACTTTCAGACTCATTTGCGATACGTAGTAGCACCACCTAGTCAAATTGATGGGAACTATTATGAAGTAGTACGTGATGTAGAACTCGCAGAACTACCTGAGAAATGGTTAGAAATGTTTACAGATAAAACGATTACCAAGAAAAATAAAAAAAGAGAGAGAAAGTTTACAGCTAATTTACTAGGTGACATTATTGCAGGATGTGGAGAGGGCTCAAGGAATATATTTTTAACCTCAATTATTGGTAAATTATTTGCAACTGGACTTGAACACGAGGAAGTAAGAGTGTGGAGTCTATATGTTAACCAAATATCACTTAACCCACCATTATCAGAAGAGGAGGTATTGAGAACATATGAGTCAGTTAGAAAACGTGAATTGCGAAGAATGGCGGACAATTAAAGATTTTCCAAATTATCAAGTGAGTAGTTTGGGTAGGATAAAAAATATTAAAACAAATAGAATTTTAAAACCATTTAAGAATAAGACAAGTGGGTATTATTACATCCATATTATAAATTCAAGAGAACGAAAGTGTTATAGGGTTCATAGGTTAGTGGCGACCTATTTTATAAATAACCCCTTGAATTTATCTGATGTAAATCATATTGATGAAAATAAATGTAATAATACATCAAGTAATCTAGAATGGGTATCACATTTGGATAATATAAGACACGGTTCAGGCATTAAAAGAAGTAAAGCGTCACGTAGTAAGCCTGTGATCTGTTCAAATGGAAATACTTACAATAGTATAAGTGAAGCCGGAGCATTGCTACACGTATCAAACGGTTCAATTTGCGAAGTATTAAAAGGTAAACGTAATCATGTTGGAGGCTACACATTTAAATATAAGGAGGAATAATAATGGATAAGCGATTATTTAGTACAGAGTTTAAAAATGGATATTGTGTGACAGTATTCAGTCAATCAAGATTTGAGTTAAATTACTATGTAGAGGTTTTCCATGTTAATGAGCCACAAGATATTCATAGAGTTGAGTTTCATACCGCGCGCGAGGTTTTTGGATATTTATCAGATATTCAAAACTATAAACAAAAAGACTAGTCAATTGACTAGTCTTAACGAGAGGAGGGAGGAGGAATATCCCTATAATTAATTATAGCATAAAATAAAAGTTTTGTGTTGACATTCAAACAAGAGTATGATAATATTAAAATAGTTAAAAGAGAGGATTTGATAAAATGTTTAAAGTTGGAGATAGAGTTATATGTATAAATGATGAAGGTAGAACGCATAGCTTAAAAATTGGGCACGTATATGAAATTACCAACGTTAACTACGATTATGATTTGGATGAAACATTTGTATGCTTGAAAAATCACACTGAATCATATTCAGCTTCACGCTTTGAGAAAGTATTGGATAGTAGTGAATCTGAAGAACTACAAAATACCAAACGCTACAAAACTAAATCAGGTAAACAGCTCTTTGACGTATTAGAAGATGATTTACTAACATACGAAGAGCTGTGTGGTTTCTACAAAGCGAACATTTACAAGTATACACATAGATATAAACAAAAGAACGGCATTGAAGACTTGAAAAAAGTGAAGGTTTATGTAGACCAACTAATAAAATTGGAGGAAAAACAAGATGAGATTTGAACCATTAAACGAGCCGTATGATATGTACGCCATAACAGATGAGGGTCATGTGTTTCATCTAGATAAAGAACGATATGAAAATGAACTAGTTGATCCAAAGAATGGAAAGATGTACGTGGTTCTTGATGGATCACATAAGAAGTCACGTAAGTTCTATATCTCTCAGTTAGTGGCAGATATGTTTGTTAAAAATGAGCATAACTTAGGATATTTATATTTTAAAGATGGCAACGTACAAAATAGTCACTATACCAACATTGGCTACGCTATTAATCCAAAAGAAGGGGTAGAACGTGTGGAACGTCCTTTTAGAAAGAAAGTAGAGCCAAAACGACAGGCCTTAATCATTGCAATTAACAACGCAATAGATAAAGATAATTGGAAGAAAGCAAAAGAGCTTGGTAAAGAATTATGGGAATTGGAAGGGTTTAGATGGGAGGATAGAAATAAATGAGTGAAGAAGTAATATCTGGTAAAAGTAAAACAGTTGGAGGTTGGCACATTGAACGAATTTAGTTTTGATATTCACTATACAGGAAGTAAAGGTAACTGCGCTTCTATCTATTACGATAATTTAGGATTCTTAATTGACATAGGGCGGCCATATAAATATGTTGAGCCATACTTATTTAACAAGCAATTCATTTTAATAACTCATCGTCACCAAGACCATCTTGTATATACAACATACAAGAAAATACGTGAGAACTTTCCACACATTAAAATATTAGGAAACCAGGAAGTACAAGACAACTTGAAGAAGCGTAACTTACCACTGTTAGACCTTATATTCAAAGATGACTTCCAATTCCAAATAGGTGAAGTTAAGTTCACAACCCTTCAGAATTATCATGGAGCTGGGGAAGAGTATACAGAAACACATGGTTTCATCATGGAGACACCTAAACAAAATACTCTGTTTGCCACTGATTTAAGTACAATGACAGACTACGAAAAGTATCTTTTGGACAATGCTTTAAAGATTGATACACTATTACTTGAAGCTAATTACGACCCTAAAGTTATTGAATTTTACGAATCTACAAAACAGCACACTGGCTATGATGTATTCAGCTCAGGTTCATATCGCCATTTAAGTACAACAGAAAGAGAGTTATTTGTTGACAAATTTGCGAAGCCAGGAGCAATTAATGTAGAACTACACCAGTCAGAAACATATCGCACTTTTGATGGGTTGATTAAACGTTCAAAAGGAAAAATTACAAAAAAAGATGTTGACAACTGGTTAGTAAGATGATACAATTAAAACATAAAGACAGAGGAGGAAATAAAATGAAATATCAATATGGAGATTTAGTAAAATTCACAAACAATTATGGAATGCACGCAGCACAAGTTGATGAGGGTACAGTACAACACGTAGACAAGTTTGGAAACATTCTTGTCTTAGTTGAAAGCGGAGAGTTTGCAGCACGATTTGAAGAAGTACGTGAAGAAGATATTGAACTGATTGACCGCTTGAGTGATGAAGATTTGGATTTGCTGAAGGAGGAGCTGTGATGAAAAAATATACTGTAAAAGAATTAGCACATTTATTAGATGACTATATTGGTATAGTATTTCTGGATGAGTTTGATAGATGGACAACACCTGAAATGTTTTACACACTACAAGAGTTAGTTGATAAATATGGGGAACATACTATTAAATGTATAAGCTTTGGAGGTTCAGAGGATGAGATTTATCAAGCAATTGTATTGGAAGGTGATAGAGGATGAACTATAAGACACTGTTGAAATTAGATTATGGATACACAGAAAACCAGTTGTTTGCTATAATTGAAAAATACAAATGGTTATTCAAATTAAATTATACGATTGATGAAATTTTTGCAGTAGAGTATAAACGCCTTCAAATGGAGGATGAAAAATATGGTATTTGAATTATCAATTCAATCTACGGGTAAACATGAAATACAATTCATTGGTTACGAAAAAACACTTGACGATGTTAGGAGATTAGCTGACCGTATGAAAGAGCAAGAAGTGAATGAGGAAAACATTATTGAAAACAAAAAACTTCTTGCTGAAATTCGTAAAGAAATTAAAAAATTAGACTCAGAACGTCTAGCTGTTAAGCGTGAAATTATGACACCCTATGACGAACTCAATGAGAAAATAAAAGTATTGAAAGAGGTACTTGGCGAAGGTGAGGGTCATATAAATGCTCAAATTAAAGAGATTACTGCTCGTGAACAGGAACAGCGTAAGTTACAAATCAAAGACTTATTTAAAAAATATCAGAAGTCATATAACGCTCCACAATGGCTTACTTTTGATAAATTCATTGGCAAAAATCCAACACTAATTACTAATAAGGCAACAAGCGCTAAAAAGATACGTGAATCAGTGGTTTCTTATTTTGAAACATTTAAACAGGACTATGACCTATTAAAAACACAATATCCAGACAAGGATGATCGTTCAGCCATTCTAATTGCCTACTCTAAAAACGGTCATAATATGCAAGAAGCTATCGTTGACTATGCCAACATGATTGCTGAGAAAGAACGTCTTGAGATTGAGCAAAGACGAGTGAAAGAAACGAAAGTTCCTGACATTGTCATACTCACTGGAAACGAGCAAAAACAGGAGGCTCCTAAACCAGTTGAATATGTGACAATTAAAGTTAAGAAAGACGACTTGAAGAAACTTAAAATTGATTATGAGATACTGTAACATGCTACACAAGTAAGGGAATATATGATATAATAGATTTTGTAAGAGATGAAATAAAACAAATTAATTGGAGGAAATTAAAATGTCAGAATTGAAAAAAGTAATTATTGTTAGCGCAGAGGAAGATGATATTAGTGTGAAATTACAGGTAGCCAGTGAGGACTACAGCGCTATCTATGAAGCTGCAGTATTTAAACAAACATATGATAAAGACTCTAAAACGTGGAATGACTTCACAGATGACGATGTAAAAGGTAAAGAACGATTAGCTAAAGCCTTAGAAATGTTAGGTGGATCGTTTGATAATCTTGAAGATAAAGAATTAGAAATGTACGTAGACGAAGAGACTGGAAAAGCCTACTTTGAAGAAGGAACATCATTTAAGAAGATTGAGAAACCACTGGTTTCACTAAAACGATTAAAACAAGTACCAATTGTTGAAATAAAAGACAGTGCAAAAGGACGTGCCGTAGTTGTTGAGCATGAAGGAAAATACTACTCATTCAATTTTAATTCAGGAGTTTATATTGAGAAATTAAATAAATTTATTCCTAACCAAGCTAAACTTGCAAAAGCTAAAGCACGCTTTAACGAATTGTTTGAAGATGTAAATGTAACATGGGATACAGCAGACATGGCTATTGGAATGGTTGTGGATTGTACTGTAAATAAGAACATGTTGGATCCAAAATCTCCATTTGGGTGGTTGGAGGCACAAGCGCTTGACCCAAATGACCAGAAAGAAGTAGCATCAGACGAGGAATTACCGTTCTAAAATAAATGTGAAAGAAGTTGACCTAAATGGTTGACTTCTTTTTGTATCAATGTTAAAATTAACTTGTAAGATAAAGAAGGAGGTTTTATTTATGAAAGAAGTTTGGAAAGATATTGAAGGATATGAAGGGTTGTACCAAGTAAGTAACTTGGGTAGAGTTCATAGTTTGTATAAGAATCTTATTTTGAAAGGTAGTGAAGATTCATGGGGATATCTACAAGTTAAGTTATATAAAAATGGTATTAAATCTAATAAGAAAATGCATCGTCTAGTAGCACAAGCGTTCATTCCAAACCCAGAAAACAAGCCAGAGGTAAACCACATAGACGAGGATAAAACAAACAATAAATTATCAAATTTAGAATGGTCTACCGCAAAAGAAAATTCAAACCACGGAACACGTACTGAAAGAATGGCTAAAACAAGAAGTATTCCAATCCTTGCAACTAATCTCAAAACTGGTGAGTCTAAAGAATACTATAGTACAAAAGAATGTGCTAGACAATTAGGTTTGGATAAATCAAACATTGCAAAAGTGTTAAAAGGTAGATATAAACAAACTGGAGGATACACATTCAAATACTTAAATGAAGGAGTAAAGTAACATGCAAATCAAAGTGGGCAACATCATTGAGTTAAAAAGAGATAATCTAAACGGAATTGGTCGCAAAGGAGAGAAGGGTTTAGTACTCTACAAGCTTTATAAACCAGTTGATGGATATGAAGTACTGGCTAGGTTAGAAAATGGATCAACAGAAGCTTTCTTAGAAAAAGATTTAAAATTATCAACCAAAAACATTGACAAAGTGAACATGGCATGGTAACATTAACTCATAACATAAAGAGAGGACGTAATTAAAATGACTAAACAAAATCCAGTATTAGAAACATTGAAGAAAATGAACACACCACAAGAGGAGGAAAAAGAAATGACTAACGATCAATTACAAAACGAAATTTTAAAGGAACAATTAGAACAACTTAAAAGTATGAAAGAGGACTCTAATAAACCAAGTTTGACTGTTTATTTATTGCTAGCGCTCTTCTTAGGAGGAATTGGTGCGCATGATTTCTATGTTGGAAAACCAGTAACAGGACTTATCAAACTGGTGTTCTGCTGGACAGGTATTCCAACAATTATTTCACTATTCAATATTATTGGCGCGTTGATGAACAAAGATGATTTCAAATAAGGAGGACAAATAAATGATGTTAGTAGACCAGTTGGTTTTAACAGTGAAAGAAGAAGATGGTGTAATTATCAACAGACATTTCAATGAAATTTATGTAAAGATTGATCCAACTCAAATGATGATTGCAAACAAGAAGAAAACGATTGCTGTTTATAAGTTAGATGATATCTTGTATATGCAAACACAAGGTCATCCAAGACAATTTAGAATGTTCCAATGAGACACACAATAGAAAGTTTCATAGAATTTATATTTTGCACTTGTGTATTAGTAATTGACGTGATATACTATATTATATTCAAACGAGAGAGGAAGTAAGGAATGAAAAATATTGCAGAATTCAAACATGCTGACAAGTTAGCAAGTAAACTGTTAGAAATATTCGCAGCACTTGCTGGCAATAGTAAAAGTTTTGACCCAATGATTGAAGGCATCCATCAAGTGGTAGTGATTAAAGCAGAGGAACGCTTAAGCGCTAAAGGTAAAGAAATGAAAGAAATTAAAGTACGTAGCACAACTGATGGACGTGACGCTACGTTTTATATTATGAAGTTCCGTAAACAAGATTGGAAAACGTGGGAAAAGATAGAAGTGGGACAGCAACTAAACATCACTCTAAAATATAATAATAGTTTTCCAAATGTAACCATTAATCAAAAAGGATCAGTCATTGACATATTACCTGAGAAGCCAAATGAGGCACTAACAAAACAAACCATCTATATTTATGATATTGAAGTATTTAAAAAAGATAACTTATTTGTTTTCAGAGATTACTTCACTAAAGAATGGACAGTTATTCATAATGATTTAGACGCGTTACGCAAGTTCTATCTAGCGAATAGAGATTCATTGTTTGTAGGTTATAATTCACACTCATATGATTCCAATGTCATGCGTGCATATTTACAAGGTAAAAATCCATTTCATGTGTCAAAAGCAATCATTGAAAGTGATGATAGAGCGTTAGCATATAAAATGTTTGATACTAAGAAAACACCACTGTTTGGGATGGATTTGTATCAAGACAATAGGGGTTTTAGTTTGAAAGAACATAGTGCGTTCATGGGTATCAATATTAAAGAAACAGGGGTTGATTTTGACTTAGATAGAGAATTAACAGAAGAAGAGCAAGTATTGAATGAAATTTACTGTAAGAATGATGTATTAGCTACTGAAAAACGTTTTGAACAAAACATAGGTATGTTAGTAGCTAAGGCTGCAATTGCCTTATACTTTGGTTTAGATAAGATGGCACTATCAATGACAAATGCAAACTTGACTGCTGAATTATTAGGGGCTGAAAAAACACCTGATAGAGGTGACGAGTTAGATAAGTATGAACTATCAGAAGGCTTTGAAATTGAGTCAGAGACCATACGTCAGGCGTTTATGACAGATGAATTCGAAGCTAATGATAAAGGACATGCAAGTATCTCATTAGATGTAACACGTAGAGACGTAACAGAGGTATTGGGGGTAGGTGGCATCCATGGCGCTAAAGAGTCATTTATTCATGTAGGTAACTTCCATGCGCGTGACGTGGGTTCATTGCATCCAAACACAATGGTATTGTTTGACTACTTATCAAGAAACATTCCAGAAGATAAACGACATATCTATCAAATGTTATTAGATGAACGTATGGAAGCTAAGTATTCTAATAAAGAGTTTACTGAAATTAAAGGCGTTCAGATTCCAACCAAGTTGCTAATTAATGGCTATAAACTACCTCTAAACACGAAATATGGTGCAATGGGGGCTGAGTTTAATAAACTGTATGACCCACGTATGAGGTTATTAGTATGTATTACTGGACAGATGGCAATGTGGGATTTACTAGAAAAGATTGAAAACCATGCCACTATTATTCAATCAAACACAGACGCACATTATTATATTCCATTTAGTGAGGAAGATGAAAAAGCCATTGATAAGATTGCAAATGATTGGATGAAACGGACAGGGTATACCTTAGATGATGATCCATTTAAAGCTATTTTCCAGAAGGACGTTAATAATTACTTGGCAGTTACATCAGATGGTAAAGTGAAGTTTAAGGGTGCCATAGGGCTAACTAATGGTTTGAACGTATCTAAAGCAATTGTGTCAAATGCATTCATTAACTATGTAGTTGCTGGCAAAGATTATAAAGAGTTTATTAATGAGTGTGACGAACTACGTCAGTTCCAAATGATTACGAAAACAGGCTATACTTTTGATGATACGGTTGTACGTGATAGCAAAGGTACTGAACTTAAAGCACAAAAAGTAAACCGCACCTTTGCAGTAAAAGACCCTAATAAAGCTGTTGAAATATTCAAAGTGAAACGCGGAGCTATTATTGAAGAGGAAGGTACAACAATTGTTGGTGATGATTCTTACACTAAAGGTTTACCTAATGCTCCTGAATATTATGCCATTGACAATGCGGCAATTGGTGAAGGATGGATAACTCTTGATGATATTGATAAAGACTACTATATAACACAGGTGGAATATTTACTCGTAATGTGGTTTGGCACAAATTGGAAAGAGCGTATTGAACAGGCTCATAGCCAAATAGATGAGTTTCCAGAAGTTAAAAACTATATTGATTAAACACTTGACACCTCTTAACTGAGGTGTTATACTTAATTCATAAAATAATAGGAGGAAATAAAATGATCAAAATGTATACTAAAAACAACTGTATGCCTTGCAAAATGACGAAGAATTGGTTTAAAGGAAAAGGACACACTTTCACTGAGATCAATGTGGATGATAGCTTAGAAGGGTTAAATGAATTAATTACTATGAATCTAAAAACGCTTCCAGTAGTGTTTAAAGATGGTGAGTTTGTGAGTATGGGGTTTGCACCAAATAAATGGGAAGAATTTAAATAGGGAGGAAGATTAGTGTTGATCACATTGGCAGGACCAATTGGATAGGTAAGTCCTCAATGACAGAACTATTAAGTGAATTACTAGAAACTAAAGCAGTGTATGAACCAGTTGAAGAAAATCCTCTGCTGGAGAAGTTCTATGCAGATAAGAAAAAGTATGGTTTTCTATTTCAAATTGACATGTTGTCAAAGCGCTTTGAACTTATTCAGAAGGCTATGAGTGTTAAAAATGGTATTCTTGATCGTTCAATTTATGAGGATTCTATCTTTTTAAAGCAGTTATATGATGAAGGTTCTGTGAACAAACTGGAGTTAGATGTCTACACAAAACTATTAAATCGTATGCTGAAAGAGTTAGAACCATTACCAAAGAAATCACCTGATTTAATGATTGTGTTAAATTGTAGTTTTGATGAAGAAATAAGACGCATTAATAGACGTGCAAGAGACTTTGAGAAAGTTGAAGAAGATTCTGAACTCTATGAATACTTCAGAAATCATCATGCTAATTATCAAGAATGGATGAATCAAGAGTTGAGCTTTCCTAAATTAATTATAGATGTGACATCTCTTGACTATGTAAATAATCAAGAACATCGTAGAGAAGTACTAATGACAATACTTGATGAATTATTTCATGTAGAAGCCATTAGTGGTGAAGAACACAGCTATTTTCTAGAAAAAGCGTGTCTCTCACGAGCATTCTAAGCACTTTAAATTTGTAAAGTAAGATGATTACTCACTTAAATACAAAAGAAAAGACACTCAATTAAGAGTGTCTTTTTTCTATAAACTTAGATAGATTGAGTCAATTCGCACATCGTTCACTGCACCTTCTCCATTGGTTTTATTTGCTCTACGTAAGATGACATCTACTTTTTTACCTTTGAACTGAGCTTTCTTAACAGTCACATCAAAACCAAGTTCTTGTCCACCTTGATAACCGTATGCTTTCTTAACGTCTGGACGTTTAATTCCAGCAGACTGAATGCGTGTCAGCTCTTTGTTTGTCCCATGCTGCATGAAGATCACATAAGCATATGATCCAATTGGTCCAGTAGCTTTATCTGGTACTAACCAACCCGCTACACGAATTTGATCTTTACCATGGCCGTTAAAGTAGTCAAGTTTACCCCACGCATTGCCTTGATGTTTAGGTTTTGTAGCAGCAACGGCTTTATCATGTTGACTTGGAGTCACTGGTTTTACATTAGCACCACTTGGAGGTGTTTGCGCACTTGTGGATGGTGCTTTGCCGTCTGGCTTCAAACTAGAGTTATTGTAATACTTATTCACTTTACCAATAACATAATCCTTCATAGCATTAATGACGTTAGCTGGCTGAGCTTGTGTTGAGTTGAAGCCAGTGTGAATGATCAATGAACGTTTAGGACATTGAGTTGCTGAAAACTCTGGATGTAAACGTACAGTATTACGATTGACTGGTAAACCATAGTATTTCAAATCTTGCGCAATTTGCCAGAACGTATTTTCTTCCGCTTGCAAGAAGTCTTTTAGTGGTGTTTGATCGTTACCACACACTTCATAACCAATGTAGTTCATATTGCCATCACTGTTTGCAGTATGCCATGCACCATTGAATGTGTCTTCTGTGCGCCAGATCGTGTTTTTATCAATGTAGTAATGCGCAAATCCTGCTGCCAATTGATTGTTGTTCATTGTTGCTAAACGATTGGCTTCTTGTTTAGCTGTTGAGTTACCCCATGTGTTATGAAATACTACACCTTTGACTGCTCCGCCTCTACGTCCAGCCACGCCACGTGTGACTGTTTTATTGATGATTTCTATCATATTATCACTCTCTTTCTTATTTCTTTGGTTCTGTATAGTTCAATGCTTTTTCACTATCTGTAATACCTTTGGTTGTTGGGTCTGGAATCATATTCAATGCGTTAATCACAGTTAATCCTAATACATATGGATTACTTACTGCTCTGACTAACACATCCAATAATGTATCAAACGATGTAATATCTTCAAACTTCAAACCAAAGTATGCTAAAATTGGAATTGCTAATGCGCTTACGAAACGTAAAATAAATGTTAGGTTGTCTTTGCTGAAACGAACTTTCCAGTTAATATTTTTCATGTTTTTATCACTCCTAGTTCATAAATAATGATAGTCCTATACTAATCAGTGCGCCTATAACGGCTCCAACTGTAGTACGTGTTAACCATGTGTAGCTGTTTTTCAGGTCTGCTAAGCCTTCTCTATTTTGCATGGACATGCTGTACGCCTTATCTGCTTTTTCTGATTGACGTTCTAAGCGACTTCCATAGTCTTTCAAGTCGGTTTTAATCTCAGGTATATCATCCAATTTTACCTCAATTCTTGCCAACTGTTCTTTTAATGAAACAAACTCCTTATCATTTAAGTTCATACAAGACACTCCTAATCAGTCATTTTTCACCTCGTTTCCTAGGTCTGTATTAAGTATAACATCAATATGGGTGAAATAGTGTGTCTCTCACGAGCATTCTAAGGCGTTTAAATTTTAGTAGGTGGGTAGTTATCCGTTTGAAAGCAAATAAAAAGCCCTCAAATAGAGGGCTTTTTATTATTTATTTAATAATTGTTGAGTTAGATAATCAAGCTTTTCTGATAGTGTGTCTAATTTATCTTGTAGTATTTCATTATCAGTCTTGTTTGTATTACCTGAATATTCATCAGCGAGTGACTGAATCAAGTAATCCATTGATACGTTATCCCCACCAAAGTCATTTAGTATACACAAATCAAATAATTCTTTAACTCTACCTTTCAATGGCTTACCTTCAACTAAACACTCTTGCATATAAGCCTTTTTAAATTCTTCAATATACATATTATCATCTCCTATATCTTAGTTTCTATACATCTGCAGCCATGAAATTACACTGAATATTTAACCATGATCCAGCTTGTGTTTTAACGAAGTTATATTGTGATCCTGTCCAGCCTGACATACGTGAAACATACATTCCACCGTCCGGATCTATATCTAACAAATATCTGTTGACGCCACTTGCTTGCATAACGAATCGTATTGATTCAGGTGGTCTATAACCTATTGGTAAACTGCCCATCCATATGGCTTTTTCTGCGTCTGCTACTGATAGCTCATACAAATTAGTGAATGCGCCATATAACTGAACTGTACGCATAATTCTTCTAGCAGCTGGTGGCTGACCAGGATAGGCTTTAAAACGAACATTGAAGTGTGTAACTTCTTTGCGTGGTAACGTCATCAAATCTTGATAGCCTAGATGAACCCTTCCGAATTGACTATGGAGTTCTTTGTTATATATGTCTATTCCAGTAGCTCCAAATGTAGAGCTTGCAGCTGTCAAACCATCAGCTCCATTTTGTACTGATTCAATATTTACACCGTTCCATGTTTGACGACCGCTAGATAGGAATTCACCTGTATCATTATTATTGATATTGTACTGTGTTTCCACGATTCCACGTTGAATCGTGGTATTACCTGTCAAAGTGGCGTCAGTGCCAACTGGTTCTGTAAAGGTGTTGTTGAACTCACCACCGTTGATGATACTACCATTGATCTCACCACCATCAATAGTACTACCTGTTAAATGTGACGCCTGAATTGTTTTACCAACAATGGTATCTGCAATTACAGAACTTTCAAACGGTATTTCCACCCACGTACCATCTTTAGCTTCATATACACCAGTTACTTTGCCAGAAACCACTTTATACCAGATATCACCTTCATTGAAATCTGTTGGCTCTGTTTCACCAGTGAATATTTGTCCGTCTGCCCCATCTTCACCCTTTGTACGTTGCCAAGTATATTTACTAGGGTCTGTTGAATCTATCATTTCAAAATCTGTATAGTAACCCGTATAGGCTCTGTTAGTTGGATCAGTTGTGCTAAACTCATATACACCATCTGCGCTGTTAGAGTAAGCAATGTGTAAGTAACTGGTTTTCCCATTGTCTCCCTTCTCGCCTTTTAGTCCAACCTCTTCAGGGTTGTAGTTTGGTAGTAAAATGCTTGATGTAATTGTGGTCATTTCTTTTCCTCCTTAATAGCTCAAGGCTACTTCATATTTGAATTGAGACTCATTTCCAGACTGTACTGTGATTGATCTACTGTTTTCAGTAAAACTAGTGTCTAATGAACCATCTGCTTTATAGCGTGTCCATGTAAAATCTGTATTACTAAATAGATTTGTTACATCTCTGCCAGCCCACTTTACTTTTGCACTAAGTGTAATTGTGTTGTTTCCATCTTGTGTTTTACCTCCAATAAACAATGGTGATGAGGCTTCAATGAATACCTCATATGGCAATTTAGAGTTTAAATCGTTTTTTAAATCATTTGCCAAATTCCGCAATTCTTCTGATATCCCTGAATCAACAATTTTGAAGTCAGACAGTTCAACATTCAGATTATTTGTTGTGTAATTGTATTCTATTTTTTGACATCTGCTGGATAGAAATAATTCTTCATACTCATCAACAATGTTTACGGTATCGCCTAGAGCAATAGGTACATTAATGTTTGCAATATCAACTTCATACTCTGTAATAGGACTACTATATTTTTTTAAGTCTGAAATACCATCATTCAATAAACTCTGTTTATTTGTTGAGGTATAGTTCTTATATCTAACTATATAATTACCCTGAGTATTTGTTCTTGACCAGTGACGCACATTTTCTAAATCAAACAACATGCCGTCATTCTGACGCAGTAAAAATCTTCCGTCTGGATCAGTCCATTTATACCCTTTTAAATCTACTGGCTTGTCACTACCTTCTGGAGTACCACCTTTTATAATTAAGGCGTTGTGTAATTCATAAATATTTTCTCTAGTTATTATTGAGTTTATATCCTTATTGACATATAACTTAATATTATTATCACGCCCACGTTTTTTTAAAATGTTTATCTTGCGTTGAATTAAACTGTTACCATTAAATTCAAACGAAAATTCTAACTCTGCATTGTCAAACCGCGTTGCTACGGATAATATACGCTCTAAGCACGTAGCTTCTCCTTCCCACTCTAATGTGCGTGTTAAATTTGGTATTTCATTGATACCAATTACCCAACCACTGTCATAGACAAAGCGTTCTATATATGCTTGTATTGTGTATGCTTGAGTAGCTTTATATTCGCTAACTGTTTCATTTATTAAATCAATAGATGCGCTTTCGCATTCAACAGTGCGTGTGTTCATTAAAGGATTGTGTTCTACTGACATAATGGTTTGCCAAATATAATTGTTTTGAGAGTCTACATATAATACATGATCGCCCACAGAAACTAGTTTCTTGATAAGCGCACTGTCTTTTTTTTCAAACCCTAATGTTAACTTCAAGTTTCTTGACGCAGTAGTCAAGACACTACTGTCTACTGCGTCAATCACACTCACAGGGGTACTTCCCTCTGTGCTGACAATTGTTTTAAGTTTGAACTTTCTATCAGTTATATAAAAATCCATTTTACATCCTCCTACAAATAACTTTCTTCAACAATACAAGTAACTTCCGCAGGGTTTGCCCAACTTGAAACAATAGGTTGTATCGTTGTTTCTCCTATATCTAATACGAATTTCTCCCATTGATTACCAACCACGTTCAGTTCATTATTTATCACACCATTCACTAGAATTTGTCTAGACTTAACATCTATCTCAATTATATCTCCATCCTGGAAATAATTTCTAATATTTTGAACTACAGGTGTACTTATCCAACGAAATTGAGTATCAGTAATGAATGGTCGTATATAGTTTGAGCTTGAATAACGTTCAGTCCAAACACCCCAATACTTAATAGGTGTAGTGTCCTCTTCATTCAAATTATAATTAAACTTAACTTCTTTATCAATTATAACCGTATTGTTATTAGTTATACCTTTTACTTGAACAAGTCTCCAGTGTAATGATTTCTTATAACGATACATATTTATTTCAAAGAAATCTTTTGTAAAGTCTTTACGTGAAATCATGATTGTTTTCAATAGTTTTCCTTTATACCAACACTCCATGAACATAGTAGTGTTAGTTGTAGCTGAATCTCTTAGTACGAAACCTAGATAATTTTGAACATTATCATCTGAAATGACGTACTCAATGCGCCCTCTGTGGTTCTGACTTGGTGTGTAGAATCTAAAGCGATTGTGTGTGCTAAACTCTCCGTTTCTATTGCCTGCTGAATCCAATGGAATAGCATGTCTTAATGTGGGGCCATGCCACACTGCTCTTGTTTCTTCTGCTATCCAGCCAGGTAGCGCACTGTCAATATCTAAGTCCATATTCCAAGAACCTTGTATGAGATTTGGAGTACTAGGATTGTTTGAAAAATATGGATAGCTTGAGCCAATAGGGGCATTCACTTCCATGTTTGCGGGTAACTGACTACCATAAAAATCCCAAGAAACTACTTGTTGACTAACCACGTTTGTTACATTATCCACTTCTTCAGTATTTCCAAACTGTAAAACTGAGCCATCATCTTTAGCTAACGCAACTAGACCATTTTCACCTTGAGTTTTGAAAATGAAGCGAGGTGTTGTTTTGTAAGTACCATTGTTTTTTATTTTCAGTAGATCTGAAATACCAGTCGTTGATGGTTCATAAGTAATAGCATTATAGTAACTTGGACTGTATCCCCAATGATAATCTTTTGGATTATTGGACGGGGCTGGTGCTATCCCTTCATATTTATAATATGGAATATTTGGTGTGCGTGTGTCGCCTTTTTCTAGTTTTGCCCATTCAATATTTACTGTTCCTTTCGTCGATTTTGGCGCTTGAAATACATTCAATGCATTTGCACTACCATCAATGTGACTTTGTGTTATTTCGAAAGTAAGTTGCCATACGTCTGCCAAACCTTCTACAGGAACCATATTACCGACAGGTAAAGATCCAGCTCGTAAATAAATTCCAAACGTCTGTGTAGATGGTTTGCTCGCCTTCATTGTAAAAGTATACTTTTGTCCCTGTACGTATGGTTCATTAGGAGTAAAATTAGCCGCCATATATTCTGTAGTATTAATTGGGAAAGAAGCTGGTTTAAGAATATTCTCTCCCAGTGGAATCTTACTCAAATAATACGGCGCATCGAGTAGATTTGGTTGGTACGGTGTGGCTGTTGGACCTTCTTCAATCTTAATTTTTCTTAGTCTAACTTTACCTGTTGGGTTGCCACTAATCGTATTTATAAAAACGGTATACCACTGTTTGGGTGTATTAGAAGCATATTTTATTATTGCGCTACCACTGAGTTTTTGCCACGTGTTTAACTCTAATGTAGGTATTGTTGTTGTAGCTAACGTTACCACACCACCATCAGCATAAGCCTGTTGTAGTCTTAGACCTGATGGGTCACCAATAAAATCACTTTCTAACATGATTTCACCACTAATTGTGTACTGTTTACCTTCAATTAGTGGTACTTGTGTACCTACCTTATATTTGGTTAACTTACTCTTACCGTCTAAGGTAAACACAATCTCATCATTATCATCTACGGCAGTACCGCCAGTGCCAGATGAAAAACTTGAAGCATTAAGTTTAGCGCTAAGGTTAGGATTCCCACTATAATCATAGTCCCCGAAGTCGATGCTGTTGCTGTACGCCTTCGCTCCCACACTTGGGGCTGTTACTGTCTCACCAATTGGAGGTAATAGTGATAGCATTGGCTTAGACCAGTGAATGAGAGTATCTAGTCCAGTAATTCCATAGTTCACATTGAGCGCTTTGGTGTTAGGGTCTGTGATTTTAATCACCTTACCATACTTTTTGAAGTCTCCTACTTTTTTTGGTATATTGATAAAGTGCGTACGCAAAAGTTTTGATGGATTGATAGACCATTCTTCCAGAACTAGATTACCTGCCTCTGGTCTATCATTATCTTCATCAATCGCTAACACTTTAGCCTCTATTGAAAAATTTACATCTTGACCTACCTGTAATTCTGGCAATTTACGCATATTCATATAGTATATAGGTAACCACACATATTCATCTTGCGCTGAGCCTTCATAAGGGATACCATCTCTATAATCCACGTAAACAACAGATGATCCATTGTGTTTTTCTTCTGCTAACTTAACTCCTGGATGTAAATACACATCCTTTTTCTGATATTCAGGATCCAAAATAAGGTTTCTTGATGTAGAATATACATTTGTAAAAGTGTTTGGTTCTAGTTGATGCGCTAATCCGTCAGGAACATCAAAAGTCAATGTAAGCGGTGTGTACTTCAAATCTGTTGCATCATATTCTTCAGCTCCTGTGAAGATAGCATTGAAGTATCTATCTGGAAAAATATCAAACACTAACTTCTGAGGTTCGTCACTATTGACTAACGCTTTTAGTTCATCCATCACTTCTGGTACGGTTTTACCTGTGTTGTCTTTGATGATGAAACCATCAATGCTTAATGCGTAATCTCCTAATCTAGTGTGTCTAAACTTTTTTCCATCAGTATTGCCTACTTGAAAAAACTCGTTTTCTTTTGATAAAAACGGGATATTTAATTTAGCAATTTGAAACAAATGTTTTGTTTCTTTTCCGTCAATCGTAAAGGATCGTAGAAAATCATAATTTTGGCTCATTATTTATTATCTCCTTCGTTTAAGTATTTAAAAACATATCCTTTTGTTGTCTTACGTTTACCTTTTAATACTGAACATACATGGGGTTTTGTTACTCCCAAACTTTTGCAAGCCTCAGTTAAGCTTGTATATGTTGCACCATTTGTTACACATATAATTGGTTTTCTATTATATGTTACACCGTTGTTTTGATGTATTCTGAGGTTTCTAGTTCCATGATTACTATTTTCTTTTGAGGTAACCCATTCTAAATTAGTCGCATCGTTATTGAGTTTGTTTTCGTCAATGTGGTTAACCTCAGGTTTATTTTCTGGGTTTGGTATAAAAGCTTGAGCTACTAGACGGTGAAGCCTATTTTCTTTTCTAACTGAATTTCTAAATAATGCTACTGATAAATAACCGTTACCTGTAACTCTTTCTTTAAGTATTTTATCTTTCTTATAGTGCTTTAGACTCTTAACTCTTCCAAAACTACTTACCTGATAAAGTCCTTCATATCCTTCAATGTCTTTCCAAATTTCTTTCATGATTCTTCCTCCTTTTTATTAATTATAACACAAATAAAGGTGGCTGTGAACCACCTTTATACATAAATATTAAATTAACCCTAGTGCGCGATTGGTGTTTCTTTGTTCAGTTTTGTTTATCTTCTGCAATTCACGATTTAATGACTTACCATCTATTAGAACATCAGTGTTCTTTTCTAAGAGTTGAACTAGTAGCTCATTTTGTTGTTGCATTAGAGCAATGATAAGTTGTAGGTTAGAGTCAGAGTTAGAGTTACTTGTAGTAACCGTTGTTGAAGTACTCTGTTTATTCAACTTCTCATTTGCATATGCTAATAGTTGCATAGCTCTAGAGCGTTTTAACCCAGAACCAGTTAGTGGAATAACTACCTCTTCCTTGTTACCTTCTCCAACTCTTGCAATGTGTTCTTTCGTGATAATTCCACCGTTTTCATAGCCAACTCCACGATACGCATTTGTTAGTGAACCATATCTTGATAGTGCGTATCTGATTGAAGCTAAGATGTTAGATAGTGGGTCAAAAATATTGCTGTTGAATCCTGACATTGCGTATGCTCTAAAGGTTGGGTCTATCACCTGCATTAAACCTTTAGAAGGTGTGCCGTTTTTAGCGTTAATATCCCAATTGTTAACTGCATTAGGATTACCATTTGACTCTGTACGCATTTGGTTTAGTAATGCATTTAGATTTCCCGCGCTGTATTGACCAGTCATTTTCAACGCTCTGATTGCTACATTACGCCATCTTTCTACGCCACTGCCCCCCACACTATCGCCTGAAATTTGGGTGTTTTGTGGGTCTTTCACACCGTTTAAATGCACGTGATCATAGTGGTCTCCAGCTGGCCATGGCTCCCATGCACCAGTTGCTGGTTGACCTGATTGCCCTGAACGGTCACGAACCTTACCATTAGTGATTACGTAACCAATCTTGGAAGCGAATTTGTCAAACGCATAGTTGGCGGCTTCTGTATATTTAGGTGATCCTCCTGTAACGCCTGGTAGGGCAATATCAATGGCATTACGTTTACCATGTGAATACTGGTCACCTGGTCTATACCCACTAGTTACCATGAAACCTGGGAATTTCTTCATCACAGACTTAGCAACATCAGCCAAATATTTATAGACACCATTGGTTCCTATGGAAGTATCCAAGTTACCTGATGAGAACAAGCCAGTAATTTTATCAGTGAGTGCACTTGTTGCTTTAGATAGGATGCCTTTACCTACTTCTAATGGATATTTTGTCAATCCACCTAATACATCTAACCCCCCAAGTACTTTTCTAGCCAATGCTCCAGGGTCTGAAATAAAGTCCCACACATCACCTACTACATTTTTCAGTGTGTTTCCCACATTACCAGCAACATATTTCACACTGTCCCACATGTTACCAAAGAAGTTAGTACCTTTCTTATAACGGTAACGAGGAGCTTTAGAACCTTGAAGCTGGGCTGTTTCTTCTGCGGTCAAGACATGCGTTCCTTTTGGTGCGTTTAATACAACGTTGCGTCCTTTAGGGATGAATGCTCTACCATCTGGTGTGATGACTGTTTCTGCTCCACGACCATCATTAACCATCATTGGCCCATTAATTGGGTGTCCGCCTACTGGTGTACCTGTAGCGTATTGTGGTACTTCCCACTCTTCTAAAGGTTCAGCGCCTAATTTTTCAAGTACCCAAGAAGCACCTTTGATAATACCATTAACAGGTTTTCCAATTGCTTTTAGTGCACCGTTGAATACACCTTTAAACGCATCTGCCACTTTACTTCCTCCTGATTTAAACTTATCAGCTAACTCACCTGGTAAGTCTTGAAACCATTTCTTCATTTTAGTTAGCCATGTGCTAAATTTGGTAGATATATCACTGATCCAGCCAGTGAACGCCGCGGTCGTTTTGGTGTTCCACGTTTCAATACTTGTAATCATATCACCTAAGAAGGTGTTTTTCAAATTTTCTTTGATTGAAGTAGATATGCGGTCATACATCTTTTGGATTTCTTCCCAAGCACCACCCCAATCGCCTTGGAAAATTTTACTCCAAATCTTGATAGTACTGGAAATGATTATCATAGCTGTTTCAATGGTTGCCATGATTAAACCTAGCTTAATCTTGATACCTTGCCACATCAACCCAAATGCGTCAATAACTACGTTAGAGTTACTTTGTGATGAGCTACCAAAGTTATCTAGTGCCCCAGTAATAGTTGATAGATCACCTGTGATACGACTGAGCCAGTTACTGAACTGTTGAAACAGAGGTAATAAATCAGGTGCTATAACTTCCTCCCAAATCTTAACTAAGTCTTTCCATGCTTGAAGCATTTTATCCAACCCATCTTCAAGCAGTCTTATTATTACCTCTTTTACAGAATCAAAAGCCTTCATAATATTTTCTTTCGCTGTTTCTAGTGATTCTATGTCTTCTTGACTCATCCCTAATGAACGGAGTAAGGAGTACCCTTGCATTTGGGTAGCTTCATCACCAGTAAATAACTGCCAGAAACCTTTAATATACTGGGTTAATACTTCACCCTTCTCCTTAACCTGTGTAATGAAGTCATCTAACGCCCAGATACTTTCCCAACTGAACCCCATTATATTTAAAATATGTTGGTCGCTTACTGTGTCCTGTCCAGACCACATTTTACCAATAACATCTTTTAAATTTGAGATGAATGTACCAATATAAGATAAAAAGCCATCTAATGTTGTCATAGCATTAGGTAATGTATTATTAAAGAAATTCTCAATTGGCTCTGTCATTCCACCAGAGAACTCTTGCGCCCATATGGCAATGGAGTTAATCGTTCCTTTTACCCCATTAGTGAAAGCTTCCCATGCTGTAGTATTAGTCATGGTGTTATTTAACTCTTCTGCTGCACCGTCTGCGTCACCAAATGAACTACTAGCTCCTGCCATTGCTTTGATTACTTTAAGAGAATTGTCCTCTCCTAGAGCAGACCATACGGTACCCGCTTTATTAAGGGCTTCGTATCCACCTTCCATATTGGAAAAGTCATTCATCATACCCTTGACTACTTCACCCTGAGTCGCTTTGCCGTTTTTCCACTCATTAAATAAGTTCCTTGTTGATTCGCTGAACATGTCTGCGTTTTCTTCAAAACGTCCATCTGTTAAGGATATACCCATTTCTTTGATTAAATCATTTACTTTGTCTAAGTTATATGCTCCACCATCTAATCCAGCTTCAAGTAAACTAAATGTTTCATCTGCGGTAAATCCCATTTGACCAAATAGTTGAGAATACTCAGCCATATTGTCTGCTAACTCATTTGATTGATTCAATCCATTTTGTGCACCAGCAGTCAGTAAGTCAAAAGCTTCTTCAGCACTGATACCAAAGTTTTCCATCATACGTGACGCACCACGCATGGTTTCATTTACATCTGTATCAAATGTTTTGCTGAATGAGATAGCGTATTTTGTTAGTTGTTTCAATCCTTCTGGCGTAACTTTTTTACCAGCTGTTTGGTAGACTTGTGTAATAGCTTCTTGAGCTTCTTCCAGGGTATCTACCATTCCTGATTTTACTAAATCATTGGCAAAATTTAGGAATTGTTTAGATTCACCTTTTGTAATTCCCATTTTACCCTGAAATGTATTTGAGGCTTCCACTACTTCGTTAAATGATTCTTTCAATGAGTCTGCCGCTTCAATCGCCATATCCAGGGCTTTTGTAGATATAGAAACAGCTAGACCTGTAGCCAATGCACTGAATTCTTTAGTAGCACTCTTGAAACCATCTTCTGCTTTATTACCTTGTTTACCAGCTTCTTCTAGTGAGTCTCCCGCTTTATCTACTTTATCATCTACATTAGAGGCTTCTCTTTTCAACTCAGAGAGTGAGTTGGTCACACCCTCTAAGCGTGTATCTGTATTTTTTGCTGAACGTTTAAACTCTTCTAATTTGGCTTGTGCTTGTGCTACTTGAGTTGATGATTCGCCAAACTCTTGCGCCATTTTGTTGATTGCTTGTTTTTGTGATTCAATGGCTTGTTCTGTCAACTCTGCTTGTTTTGTTAATCCACGTTGTTTTGCTTCAAGTTCTCCAGCTTTGTCTCCAGCTTCTTTGAATGCTTTGATTTCATCATTCATTGCTTTTTCATTATCTTTGATTGCTGAAGCGTATTTGTCAACTCCAGTACTAGCTAGAATGTAAGCTTGTTTTGTTGAATCAAGTTCTTTTGATAGCTTATTGTATTTAGCGGTAGCTGTGTTGATTTGTGTTGTAACATTAGCTACTTGTTTAGATTCTTTTCCGTAGGTTTGGATATAGTCCTCTCTACGTTTTTCCAATAATTGTATTTTCTTTGCTTGTAATTCTGTAGTATCAATTAAAGCTTGCTCTTTGCGTGACAGGTCTTCAGCAGAGGCACCCGCCTTATCAAAGGTTGACATGGTTGCCTTCATACTTGACTCTGACTGCTTTAAGGCTCTGTTTAACTTATCTAAGGTATTTAAAGATTCGTCTATTCCGTCAAATCCCACGCCAAATCGCATGTTTCCTATAGGTCTATCTTGTGCCATGCATTTCACTCCTTTTGGTTGCTTTCTTAATCTATTATAACATAAAAACCAGTGTTTTAATCACACTGGTTTGATAGTATATCCGTTTGTTGTATGTTGTTTACCAAGTAAACACCTATTGACTGATGCTACATGTAAGTTATATTTTCTAGCGCACTCAGATTGATTATACATTGTTTCAATGTACTCACCGTTATAGTATATGTTGAATGCTGGTGTACCCAATACTTCTGCCATTTTACGTTTATATTCATCACTACGTTTACCTGAGTTAGCTTTACCTATTTTACGCTTAGTCTCATCACTATGTTGCTTACCATAAAAGCTGTTGTTTTTTCCAGTATAATCCCTATTTTTAAACACTTCTTTAGCCTTAATACTTCGTCTACGTCGTTCATCTTTATTGACAAACCTACCAAACGCAGGATGGTTTTCCCCAGTTAGTAACTCTCCACCTTGAGTTATATTATATCCAAAACGTGGGTCTGTACTATTAAATATACTTATATATTTAATTTCTATATTACACGCTTCTTCATAAGTATCACATATAGCTATAATATTATGTTCTATATTATCCCACCCATATTTTTTAACCGCTTTTGTAAAATATTTATTATATGATGAACTTAGTCCATGCTTTCTCCATCGTTCATGTATATTTTTACTAATACCTATATATCGTTTCTCATTAGGCGTAATATGTTCATACACTAATACTGTCATGCTGATACTTACCCCCTATGGTTATACGAAAACTACGCAGTTATACACTACGTAGTTTCTCCTTTGACTTTTGCTATATCTTGTGGACTCATAAATGTACCAAAGAAATCTAGTGGGTCTTGTAGTTTTTCTTTTTTAGGCTTATTGTCTTTTGTAAATAACTCCATTAGTAAGTTATAATCAGCGTTGTTAATTTCTGATAGGGACCACGCTCCAGACTCACTGGATAGAAGGTCAGTGTACAGCTTGTCCATTGCTTCTATGTGTTCCTCCCAGCTTATTTCTGAGAGGTCTTTTTCACCTTTTTTGGCTGTTCAGCCATACCGCCTCCAATAGCTTCAAATACACCGCCTAACACTGATTCTAGTTTATCAGCGTCAACTCCATTAATAATTGACTCAAATGTTACCTCTGGATTGTCAAACACATCTGCTACTAACATAACCATTGCATCAATTTGTTCTAGTGGACTCATTTGATCCTCACCAGATTCTACTTTTTCCATACGTGCTTGAAATTTCATCATTTCACGCATAGCTCGCACTTTGATTGATTTTTGTTTAAATTCTTTTGTTTTTCCGTCAATTTCTAAATTTAATGTAATCATTTTAGTTCCTCCAATTAGTTTTATTTACTATTTCATTATAACATAGATTCACTTACTTGTGCAATAAGAAAAACCTAACCAGTTAAGGCTAGGTTTTAATGTTACTCTGCTGCGATGTTGTTTACTTTGTTGATGAATTTTTCTAGTGTTAACTTAGAACCATCTTCCACACCACTCATATACGCAATACCACGTGAGTCCGTTACAAATGAACCTTCAATTGTTTCTGTGTTTGGTTCTGTTCCACCTGATTCTGATGTGTTCAGGGCTAATTCTGGATGTGAGAATCGTCCTTTTGTCAAACCAAGTAACATCTTCTTACCATCGGCGGTGCTTGATACAAATACCACTGATACATAAGGTGCTTCCGTATCTTGACCCACCATAGCTACGCCATCTGCGTCACGTGTGATACCCATGATTTTTTCATATACACCGTTTTTGTAAAGATCAAATACATTTAATGACGCTGTTAACTCGCCAACACCTTTAGCGGATACCCAAATTGGTACATTTGAAGCGTATACTGTTGTTTGGTCTGGTGAAATTCCTGAGATACTGGCTTCAATTGTACCTCCACCTGTCTTATCAATTACTAATTGTTCCACGCCAGTACCGCTTGAGTTTGGTACTGAAATGATTGCTTTTTCAAAGCCTACTAATGCCATATTAAAAACTCCTTTTATTTTTATTTTCTTACTAGGTTAATTATAGCATATTATCAAGCCTTTGTGTTTGATTACAATACACGTTGTGACAGTACATACCGCTTAATAATCCTACGTCCTTCTTTCAAGTCCTGGTCTTGTGTTTCTTCTGTATATGCACATTGAATTCCTTGCTCTCGCATGACTTTATCAAGTAAAAAGTAGTACTTGTTTGATTCTTGTACATCACGCACCCACACATCCACTTGAACGCTTGTTGTTAGATAATTAGGTTGTTCTGAGGCGTAATCTACATAGTCACCAGATAACTCTACGATACGTCCTAATGGATACGGTGGATTTACTTGTTTTTCTTCTTCAATCTGATTGACAAACCAGTTTATTTCTGGGATGGATTCTTCTAATACTTCAGCAATCATTAGGATTGGTAATTTCATTATTTCAGCCTCCTCATCATTTCTGATTGTATAATATCTGCTACTTTTTTTTCTATATCTTTCATTGTTGTTTCTATAAATGGTTGAGGGTCTTGTTTAATCGTTCCAAATTCTACAAAATGTGCTCTCCATGCTACTTGCTTATCAAAGCCTACCTCTGATGCTGGTTTATTTACAGTTGGTTTACTATACACAATATGGTCTTTCATATGTGTTTTTGTATCATAATCAATTGGTGTCTTGGTCTTCAACTGTTTTGACGCATATTCTCCAGCTACTTCTACAGACTTAAGCATTGATTTTTCAAGTTCTTTTTCCGTTTTACCTAGAGCTTTGTAGACTGAGCTAAAATCAACATAATTCTTTTTCATAGTTAATCCTCCACTTGTTTACATACTAATGTAGTGAAGTCTCTATCAAATGAACCTTCCAGAATATCTTCTATTCTGTATTGTTTACCTTTGAACTCAATACGATTAGACTTTGAAACCAGTTGTCCGGTATCGTATCTAATAATAAAGTTTGTTGTATTAGCTAGCGTTGTTCCGTAAGTGTCTTGATAGTCTTTAAAATACTGCTGTTTGACGGAACACCATATTTTTCTATCTGGATTCCATGTTTCAATCCACTCAAAGAACTCGTTTCGTGAACGTGTCTTAACTAGTAGTGTAATCCGCTGGTTCAGTCTGGATGTCTTTATATTCGCCATGATTTAGCCCCCTCAATTGATGAATCATTGCTGTGATAGTAAATGGTACTTGTTGTTGTAGTGCATTTGTAGCTGGTACACGATTTTCATACCATAAGGATACAAGCATGAAGATTAGTGTGTTTGTTTTTTGGTCATCTGGTAACACTGTCACTTCAATACTACCTAAAATGTAGAGTTGTGCTGCCCCAAGTAACATTTCTAAGTAGGTATCATCCTCATCATAGTCAATCCGTAAATTATTTTTAATTTCTTCTACTGTAAGCATTGACTCTATCACTCCTTTATCATATAATAAAAGAGAGCTGAGACATGAGCCCCACCTCTCTTAGTGTTATCCACCTGCTGGATTTGTTACTGTTACCGCACAAGTGTCTGTTTGATTTCCATCATTTGTCGTTACTGTAATAACAACTGGTGTATCTGGTTCAGTAGCTTTAACCCCAGTTACAACACCTTGATTGTCAACTGTAGCTAATGTTTCATCTGCTGACTTAAATGTCACCGTTTTATCAGTAGCATTAGAAGGGGCTACAGTCGCTGTTAAAGCAACTGTGTTACCCACTTCTACGCTTGCTGTTTCAGGTGTTACAGTAACGCCTGTTACTTTACCTCTGGTGTAAGAGTTAAGAATTTACCCGCTGCTGCGTCTACTTTTTTAACGTCAAAACGCATAGCTGCGGCTAGAATTTCTCCATAGTGTTGATGCTCTTGCCAACGAACTGCCATTTCGTTACGGTCAAAGAATGATGTAAATCCAGCTGGATCTCCCAAGAATGCTACTTTAGCGCCTGCTGAACCTCCTAGCAATTTATCAGAAAGTACTGTCACATTCAAACCAAGTAGTGATTTACCTGATTGAGCAGTGATTGAAGGTTGTAACATGTAACGTCCTTCATTGTCTTTCATTAAGTCTACTTCATTATAGAATGATTGAGAAACTACAAATTGTAAGTTATATGCTGGGTCAAACTCAGTATTGATGATTGCTTTGATTTCATCCAAATTCTTAACAGTTTTAGGTGTTGCTGTTTTCAAGTTTTCAACAATTTTAGAGTTTGCTGTGTTCAATGCAATACGTTGAATATGACGTGCGATTAAAGCACCCAAATCTTCATCTGAATCATCTAAAGATTCACGAGAAACTGGAATTTGTCCACGATAAGTTGCAACATCATACAATACATTTTCAAATTGTGGTTTGTCCAAATCAGGATTTGCTTCAAGTTCTTCAACAGTGTGCATTACAGCCTCTGTTGATTTCAAGATAGGGTATTTACCAGTTGGAGTGCTTACTTTCACTGTTTGAACTAGGTTTCGTAAATCTACCACTGTTTCAGGTAACGTTTTTGTTTTTGTAACAATATCTTCAGGAATAATAGCACCCACATCAGTTGATTTAACACCGTCTGGAAGCGCTCGCAAGTCCATCTTAGGGTTATGAGAACGTACATAATTTAAAAATCCACGAACTTCTGTTTCTGGCTGAGAGATTTCTTTTCCATCTAACACTACTTTTTCCATATTTTCTTCTTCTCCTTCTTGCTCTAATGAGCGTTTTTCTTCATCTTTTGGTTTTTCTTCAGGTTGTTTTTCTGTTTCTGGTTCTTTTTGTTCTTCTTTTTCTTCATCTTTTGTTTCTTCAACAACTTTATCTTCTTCAGGCTGTTCTTCAGAAGCTTTATTTTCTAACTCTTCTGCATCATGTTTCTTAATTGCTTCAACTAAACTACGTGCTTCCTCAAATTTGCCTTCTGACAATAAATCATGTGCTTTTTTGATTTGCTCTTCACGATTCAATCAATCTCACTCCTTCACTAGCTTTCTGTTTTAATTATAGCATACATATAAGAAGTTGTGGGCTTTAAATTACAAGCCCAACAGCTCCAATTCAACTTCTAAGCGTTGTTTCTCTAATTCATTAACAGCTTCCTCTAGTGAGCGTGTAGCAACTCGCACATCTGTGTCATCGTATGCTGGAATGGATACTAGCGAAATTTCTAATAATGAACCAATCTTATTAATTGAGCGTTTCATAATGTCTTTACCTTTTATCCATTTGTCTTTAGCCACTGTGAAACCAAATGAGCATTGATTCAAGTCCCCACGTTTTACAAGTTCCATTGCGTCACGTCCATTACTTGTGTCAGGAAGTACACAACTAAAATGTAACCCAACGTCATCTACATTCAGTTGTAGTGTTCCGCTTGACGTGCGTCCTAATAACTTACTAGAGTCATGATCCATGAAACAACGTACGTCTGTCAAGTCTACTCCGTCTAATGCTTCTGGTGAAATTGTTTCCACAAATCCACCTAAATTACGTGATTCTTTATTGAATTTTAGTGCGTACCCTTCTACTACATTATCCTCTGTCTTCTCCAGTGTCTGTAGGGCTCTGATTTCCAAGTTCTTCTTCATTAACATCCACTTCCTGTTCTGTTTTATTTTCAGTTGATTCTGGTGTTTGACCAAGTAGGGTGTCTCCTCCGTCTATCTCAGTAAAACCAAGGTACTCACGAGCATCATTAACGGTCAATGCTTGTGCGAATTCAGATTTGACTTTACCTTCTGCGATTCTACGCAGTCTATCCTCTTTTGTATCTTGACGTAGTTTAGATAAATCTAACTCCAACTCTACTCCTAACTTTAGGTTTATCTCATCACAGATAGATGACTCATACATCGCGGTCGTGCTGGCAATATAAATATCATTCTGACCTGTGTCAGATGAGTTGACTAATTCTTGTCCAAATCTACTTACTGGAATACCTAAAACTTTGGCTATTTGTTGTGTGCTAAATTTATTAGCTTGGATTAATTTTAGCACTTCTGTATTGATTTTGCTGTCAGTGAACTCTTGTGAGTCATCTATCACGACAACTCCACCGTTGCCATTCACTGCTTCAAAGTCATCTCTAATTTGTTTCTTAGCACTGTTGTTGACTGTACCATTTAATAATTTAAGAATGCCTCCAGAGAATACACCTTTTGAAAAGAAATTATTTAATACTTTTAATCCATTAGTTTGTAGTGATATTTCGTCATTTAATGATAGTAACGGTGAGCGTCCCAACCAACCATCTGTGGTGCTTAACTTGAAGTGTAAGATATCACGTGGGTCGCATTTGTACATGATATTCCCATATGGCATGTTAACCTCATATCTGTATACACCTGTTGCCAAGTCTCTGATGACATTAACCTGTTGCGTTTCTACAAATTCTAACTCTTTTACACTATCATCATTGTTTCTATGAATGAGGACATACGCATTTCCTGTTAAAATAAGGTTTGAAACCACTGCATACATCATTGTATAGTGCGATTGATTTTCCTTTGGTTCTTTATTTAATATGTGCAATAAATTTTCATCAATCGTTGTAGTCTCTACAGGTTTGAATGGACTTTGAGCAATGTCTCCAGCAATGATGTTCACTCCAGTATAAATATCTGAGTTTGTCAACGCTTTTAGACCTGTAAAGTTGGTAGTGTAAACTGTTCCAGTGTTGATATAATCAATAAATTGTTGTTCTGTAACTGGATTTCCGTTGTTTATGAATAATCCCATTTATTATGACCTCCCTTCTCCTGAATTAGTGGCTTCATGATATAAAACAATGGTTGGTATCATGAATCCTATACCACATGTAAGTAAACCAAGTGTATTTGATACTAAAAACGCTGATAAAGCGATAAATACTGCGCTAATTATATACAAAACAGCTACAATGACCGCAACAAATTTCATGTTTTCACGCTCCTTTTACGATATTTCTAACTCTATTTTAACACAAAAAATAAGAAAAAAGTATGCTATTTAGGCATAATCTAATGTTTTGTACTAGTAACCAAAGCCAAACTCTCCAGTATCTAGTAAATCTTGCAATGTTGGAGCGTCATAATCATGATATTGAGCGTCACTCATTGCGTTTATAATGGCATCAAGTGAGTCAATTTTATTTCTGTTTATTTGCTTATCAATAGCAACGCTATCATTATACTCTTTAATCATAGCATTGTATGCCGCACGATTCAATAAAGGATTGTTGGTGTGCATCACTTCACCTCTACGAATTAACTCACGCAGCGCTCTTGTTGGTGAAGATAAATAGTTAATTTTCTGCGGTACTTCAATTAGTTTTTTGGGATATGTTTTACTTAGATTAATCAAAGCTTTGTCCATCATAAATGGATCATAATAAATGCCCACCAATTGCAAGTCATTATAATCTATAAAGTCACGTATCCAGTCACACATTTCTTCTGTATCTATCAAGCCATCCTCTCGTTGTGAGATATGAATGAGGTTCATTGATTCATATTGTCTGTATGGTATTTTATCAATTGACTGTTTATGGTCAATGCCTCCAACAGATGATACAAAGCCATGTGTATCTAGTAAGAGCTTGTGTTCTTCTTCTATTGGAATAATCCATGAAACAGCAGTCATGTCTGATGTTCTAGCTAAGTCAATACCAATATATACTTTTCTACCTCTGATATCATAATTAGTAGGTGCTTTCACTGCGTCCCATTCTTCTTTGGTTACAAAGCTATCTTTGGATGATTGAACCCAGAAATTCATTTCTTTAGTTAGCCAGCCAGATAAATCCATTTTACCTTTGTACTCATCTAAAGAGTTGTTTTTGTGTTCCATCATTGAGTCCCACGCTTCTGGAATTTCAAATAATGGATTGGATTTGATCCAGTTTGTAGGATCATCTACCTCAGCAAGTGAGTCCATTTCCCAACAAAGAGCCAAATACGCGTCACCTTTTACTTCCTCATTTAACAACTTCTCTACAAATGGATATTCTTCTGTGTGCATGGGTCCATTTAAATTTTTTGTAGTGGTTGAAATGATCATAATTAAGCCTTCCACCTGTTGTGCTTGTGAAGATTCTAATACTTGAATAATATCTGATGTTTTAGCTTCTCCATACTCATCTAGAATACCGCATAACACATCTAGTCCATCCAATGTTTCTGCGTCACTTGATAACTGTTTCATCGTTGAAAAGTCTGATAGTTCTACCCCTTCACGTTTTGTGATTTTACTTCTTTTTTTAATCTCTGGTGATACATTGCGCAGTGCATACAGATACTTTACTAGCATTCCATATACAATACCTGCTTGATCTTTTGTGTTTGCTGCTGCCACTACCTGTCTAGAAGCTTTTGGATTTTTACCAAATAGCAGCTCATATAGTGCAATTCCTGCTACGAGAATAGACTTACCATTCTTACGTGCTAATGAAATATATGCTTTTCTAAAACGTCTGGTATTGTCTTTCTTTTTTCTCCATCCATAAATCAAACCAACGATGAATTTCTGAAACGTTGCTAACTTCATTGGCTGACGTGATTTGGGGTCTGGTAACATTTCAATAAAGTTCACTACTGGCACAGCTTCTTCTGGTCTATAAATATATGGATACGATTTATCTTCAGATTTTTTCATATCCTTTTGATGTCTCTCGATTGCTTGTTTGATTTTTTTACCAACTCTGATTTCAACCTTGATAGGTTTATAATAATCTTCTTCTACTATATATTTACGTCCTTCAATCCATCCTGTTTCAATAAGATTAATATAGTCTTGTACATAGTCTACCATTTATGTATCCTCCTTTTATGCTAGTCACTTATATTATAGCATAAAAAAAGACCCACTAGTTAGCTAGACTAGTGGGTTCATCTACACACCACTAAAGAGTGGGTGAAGCGAGTATCTGCAAATATACACGCCCTACTTTAAGTGTATGGTCGCTTTAGTGTGCTCGTCGTCAAGTAGGGTCATACTATCACACTATCCGCCAGATACTGTGGCGAGCGGTCGTTTACGTGTGCCGTCCACGACTGTTCATTGGATATTCTAGAATATCCTAACAGCAACCCTTTTTTACGTGGAGTGTGGTGAACCACGATTTATTGCCACGTATGTTGCACATAATATCCTTGAATATCAGTGGGTGTCACGTGTACTAGTGACTCTATTATAACACAAAATCCGACTTTTGTGTTATTGGTGTATCTAATGATTACCACTCATTTGCTATACAAATTATATCACACAATTTATTTTTTGTGTAGGTTATCCTTCAAACATTTTTGCAAATGGGTCAAGTACTTCTTTTTCTTTCTCTGCTGGTAAAACTATTTTTAGTCTTGAGTTGATTGTTAACCCTAAGTCATTCGTGGCAGTTTTAAGCTCTTTTGAATAGGAGTTCATAGCATTTACCCATGGGTTGGCTTTGCCTGTCTCAGGGTCAATTGCGCCCATCTGAGCTACTTTCTCTGCTGCTTCTGCGTATAAATAATTGTAGTTACAATATCTAATAACTGTATTAACATCTAATTCAGAAATAGGTAAATCGCCTACATATGCTCCAATACGATCCCATTCATTAAATGCTTGTGGTAATAGACCTGGTGGATAGAAACTGAAGTCTAGCTTCTCATAGTTATAAAGTACTTCTTCTTCTTTTTCTTTTGCTTCACGCTCTTCAGTTGTTAAGTGTTTGCTCGTTGCATTCAAGAGCTTACGTGGTCTCATAATGATTACACCTCCTTATATTTGAATGTGTAGCCTCCTACTGTTTTACGCTTACCTTTTAGAACTTTATTTAAACTACCATTATCTAATCCTAATAGCCTACTAGCTTCCCTTGTGCTACGGTAAATCACGCCATTTGAACAAATAACAGGCTTTGATTTTTGAATAATTCTTTGAGTGTATATTTGTCGTTCTGTTCTAGTTCCGTGATTAATATTCTCTTTACTTGTAACCCATTCTAGGTTTGATACAGTATTATTTGTTTTATTCTCGTCAATATGATTAACTTGTGGTTTGTTTTCAGGGTTTGGTATGAACTCTTGTGCTACCATACGATGTAAAAGGTGTCGTTTACGAACACCGTTCTTTACAAGTATCACTTGTTTGTATCCATATTTATCTAAACTCAATTGTAATTTACGTTTAACGTAGCTGGAATATAAATTACCAAAATTACTTACTTGATACAACCCTTCATATCCTTCTACATCTTTCCAAATTTCTTTCATAAATAAAACCTCCTCTTCCATACTATTATAATAGCACAAATAAAGGAGGTTGTCAACTATTTTTGTTCGTCCTTCATTTCGATAATCTCATAATGACGGTTGCGACCGCCTAGCTTTGTGCGAACGTCTTTAAAATAGCCACGATTCTTCCCGTAAAAATCATCAGCAGCGAACTGTGACGGAAATTTTCTGGATTGTCCCGTAGCTAAATCTTTAACGATGATTGGTTTTGGAGCACCCATGTGTTTCTACCTCCCTTACTTTTAGTTTTGAGTTAAACAAAAAATCCCTTATATAGTTTTATTATATCATATAAAAAGAATCTTGTGTAAAGAAACCAGCTTCAATCATGTTTATTGGGGGATAAATCGTTAAAGGGAAATAACACTACATATAGTGGTAAGCCTTGATTTTAAACACAAGAAACCAGGTTTTAATGACGTTTTACGAGGGAAAAGGACGTTTTTCAAAGTTGGTTTTGGGACTTTTATGCGAAGAAGAG